TTCTGCCATTATTTTGCACGCACTAGAAAAGGCCTTAAGAAACTCAACTTTTGTCATATTGCCCCTAAATTTTCTATTACATCAACGCGATTCTGTACCCTCGAAATATCCTCAACAGATACTATAGGTCGAGGGGCTAACGCCATACCCTTTGCCACTGCTGCTGCGAGGAATTCCTCCCCTTGTTGCTGTGCTGGAGACTGAACAACAATAGGCACTCCTCCTCCTAATTGATTGAAAACAGACAATATAGGAGAAAACATGCTCGTACTCGCTGCTGTTAGGATACTTTCGCCATTGCTGGCTTGTATTGGCACTTGATCGCTTGTGCCTGTACCGCGCCCTCTGATGAGGCCGCCTGTAGCCATTTTTGCGCCTTTAACAGTTTTTGTGGCGGTCGCAATATTTGCTAAAATAGTTGTGACAGTTGTAGCTATCGCAGCAATGTTGCCAGGGAATGGCACACTTTGCGCCTGTGAGATACCCTTTGCTAGGGCAGTACCCGTACTAATAGCAATCTGTGCAAGTGCTAGCACTTTTGAGGCTGCGGCAAGTGCTTTGCTCTTTCCGCCAAATGCTTCCATCACCCCTTGTAGCGCTTGTGTTGCACCTGCTATGGCTTGAGAATTCGCTATCTCTATATCGCGCCTCTTGTCCGATAGTGCTTTCTGAGCATTTGTAAAATCTGCCTTGGCTTTAATCAACGCATTTTGCTTTGCCTGTTCGCTTTCATACTCTGCTGCATTTGCGGCCTCTAATAGCGCTTGTTTTTGTGCTAGCTTCTGTTGTAGCGCTGCAAGCTCGTCACCGCCCTGTTCTGCGTCTGAGATACTGCTTGCAAACTTGTCTATTATCGCTTGTTCCTCGGCCTTTCTCTGCTCTTGCAGGAACTTGTCTTTAATAGTTTTTTTTCTAGCCTCAAAGGCTTCCTCATTTGCGAGGAGCATCTCATTCTTTTCCTGCTCCTGCGTAATACTAGCGGCAATTTCAGCCGCTGCAAGTTGCCGCTCATTTTCAAGTTTTTTCAGCTGTAGCTCAAGCTGCTTTCTACTGCCTGCTTTTGCGGCCTCTATCAAAAGCGCATATTTTTTATTTTCTGTTTCTACACGCTGCTTGATGGCGCTCTCCTCGAAGCGTAAAAGTTCCATTTCCCTCTGTCGTGATAGTGCGCGAATCTGAACTGCTATAGCGGCTTCTGCCTTTGCTGTGTGCTTGCCTTTTTCGGCTAGCATCTTGCGCAAATCTGCGATCTGATTGTCATAGCGTTGCTCGAGGAGCGCACGCTGTCTTTCCGTGTTGTCTTTTATCAGCTGCGCCAAAGCTTCTTCGGCTTTACGCATCTGTATCTCTTCGTCTTTTTTTAGGTCATCGGTTGTCCCTTTTCCTTTTCCTTTCTTTCCTCCTGCTTGTGTTGGTTTCGTAGTGCTACTTGTAGTACTACTCGTTGTACTATTTGCACCATCGCTTTCTATAAATGCCTGCGCACTAATTTCTTTGAGGCCGCCACCGCTCACAGCTTCATTAAAACCGTCCTTGTAGTTCTCAAAAACTTCCTTTCCAAAGTTTTTGATATCTGTTAATACTTCATTTCCTTGAGTAGTGACGGCATTTTTCATGCTAGATAGCGCGCTCTTAAAGTTCGTCGTAAGGCTATTTTTCATATCTGTGACGCCCTGTGTAATCTCCTCCCAACTAAAGTGTGCAATACCCGACAAGACTTTTCCAAAGCCTTTTGCAACACCGATAACCGCATTAAAAGCTGCCTTTGTTGAGGTAACGAACGCTTCTAGGCCACGGCCAATACCTTTAAAGCCGTCAATAATCAAATTTACAACAAGTTTCGCCACACTCCAAAGGCTCTTGAAATTTGAAATGACAGACTGCACACCACCGCGAAATAGCATGCTCTTGTTGTAAAGATTTATGAACCAGTTTGCTAGATTTATGCACCCTTTTACAAGCGATACTAGCCACTTTGTGGCCATTAGCTTTGCACTATCTATCATGCCCTCGAAACCGTTGTCAGTCACATCAAACAAAGCCGACAGTGCGCCTTTTAGTTCGGTCGTGGCCTTTATTTGCGCTTCCACGCCTTCGCCCCATTCGCCAGTCTGTTTCTTAACCTCATCTAGGCTAGTACTCATTGTGTCGAGCTGCTCGATTAACTGAATACCTGCGTCAGCTCCCTGCTTGCCGAATATGTTTTTTAATACATCGCCTACTTGCGCACTGTCCGCACCAAAATTTTTCATCTTTGTGCTGACCTCTTGTATCACATCAAAAGTACTGCGCGCGCCGCTTGCTAGATCGCTTTGTATCTTTTTTGAGTTTATGCCGATGCCCTTTAATGCATCAGATGCCCCCGTACTCATCTCGCGAATCTTTTTTGAGGCAGTTTGTATTATGTCGAGTCCCTTATCACTAAAGATGCCGCTGCGCGTCTGTTGCAAAATAGCCACCATTTCACTCGCTCCAATGCCTGCGTCATGGAAAGTCGGAGCATACTGCTGTATTTTCGAGAGCATATCCCCCGAAAGGTCTGCGCCACTAGCGAACCCATCAGCAACTAACTTTGTAGCCTCTTGTGCTGTGATGCCATAGTTCGCCATCAAGGCATCGACAGTTGAGAGTGTATCTTTATAGTCGTGTCCCATCTCATCTGCTACTGCCTGTATGCCATTTCTCACACTTACAAGCTCATCGCCTGCAAGTCCCGTAAATTCTTGCGTCAAACGCGTGGCTTCGGCTAAGCCTTTGTTATAGTCAAAAAACCACTTAAAAGCCGCACCAGCGGCCGCTATACCTGCAATACTCAAAAATACGGGGTTTGTCATCAACCCTAATAAAGCCGTGCCAAAACTTTTTACAGAAGTGGCTGCATTTGTAAATACACCTGCAATAGAGCCGTCCCCCTCTTGCGAAAGTGTCATTAAAGATGAGGCAAATTTATTATTACTCGTCAACGCCTCGGCAATACTATTTTTGTAGTTACCTACATTTCTGTAAAATCTGTCTGTCTCCTCTTCTGCGCCCTTGAGCTCAGCTGTAATCTTTTTTATGTGTTCTTGTAGATCCTTGCCTTTTGCACTCTCACGCTCGGCACGGCTCATCTCGTCATATTTTTTTGTCGCATTGCTCAACTCTGCGCGTAATGATTTCAACGACCCCTCCTGTGCCTGCTGTGTCTTAATATTATTTTGCACCTCCTTTTGTAGCGCGCGTATCTCGTCGGCGTAGTTTTTTTGTGCTACTTTTCCGAGTTCAAATTCCTTTGTGTACTCATCTTGAGTAATTTTGCCACTGTTAAACTCGTCCTTTAGCTCTTTTTCGCGTGCCTTTAGCTGCTCAATTTCGCCCCTATAAGCCTTGATACCCTCTATCGCTTTGTCATAGCTCACTTGGATATTTAGGATATGCTCCTCTTCTGTTTTTGCCATTGTTTTTGCCTCCTATCTTTTTATTTTGTACATTGTAACTTCTGCTGCGCCAACATCTGTAAGCCTGATATTTATCACCGCAAAATACGCACCGTACTGCTCTATATATACGGGGATGCGTTCGTCAAACTGTAGCACGTCAATATCTGATAAAATAACTTTTTCCTTGATCACTTTTATAGATTGTAGACTTTCAGTAAGCTGTGCATATTTTGTTTTTAGCGCTGTTTTCATGCTAATGTCAAAGGTTAGTGCCGCTTCACCGCTAGCATCCTTATACAGCCGTAAAATACGCGCCGCGCACGCCTTATAGCTCACGTTTTCGCCGCCTCTAGTATCAAAGCTCCTTGTTTTCCCCTCTGTTGGATTGACCTCGTACATCGGCACCCTATCTCCATCTGATGCCGCAAACGGGAACGTAAAAATATCTTTACTTGCTTCGAGTGTCTTATTATCTATCTCGAGCAGGCCGTCATAGTACCCTAACACGCTCTCGTCTTGCTTCCATCTGTAAAAATTACGCTGTGCATACTCGCCTATTTTATACTCAATCTCATTTGGTTTATTTTCGAGTGTCTGCGCAACAATTTTTTTACTCCAATTTAGCACACGTGGAATATTTTCCCACAATACTGAAAAGGGGACAAACTCCACCTCATTTTGCTTTGTTATCTGTACTGGGAATGTGCCTGTAATAGCTGCAAGAAACTTTACAAAATCTACTACTTTAATATTCGGCAGATTTTTAGCAATAGGGAAAACTCCACCCTCTGGGACATCGTCGCCATCATTGAGGGCTGCGCGCATACTTCCTCCCTCAAACTTTACGCCAGTAAGTTGTCCTACTGCATTTCGCATCTCGAACGTGAGCGTGTCTCCCTGTCGTAAACTAATTTTACCATATCCAGCAATAAAGTACGAAAAACGGCCGTTTGTAAGATTTGCAGCAGAATCGCCCGCTCCTATCGTGTCTATATTTTGCCGCCCTACAACGTAAGTGCGCACCTCCTCTTTTTTGTCTGCTGGTGTCACTCTTACCTCTATGTAGTTGTGCGCAAATTGATATAGATAGGTCGTGACCCAAACGCCGTCAATTTTTACAGATGATGAGCTTTGCGCCTTTGCACTGCTTGCATCGAAGCTCCACGCCCCCTGCACATCAAATCGCAAGGCAAAATCTGTCGCGGCCGTTAATTTATCAACTACGGTACCTGCTACAACGCCAAATAACCCACTATCTTTTGGTATCTTAATTTGTATACGGCCGTTGCCGTCTCTTGCCAGTAATTCACCTTCTAACAAGCCATCAGACACAGATACCTCGCACTTTTTATCTATTAGAGGTATTGCAAGTCGGGCTATAGTTGCGGCCGCCTCGTCGCTCCAGTTAAACCGCACTCCCGTATTTCTTTGTATGAGATCTAGTACCCATGAGGACAAGGCACTTGGATGCACCCTGCGCTCAACGCGCGTTCTCTGCCCGTTTTGTTGGCGAATTCTACCACCTCCTCCGAAAGTTCTATCGCCGCGGTTCTGTCCGCTTGGCTGCTTCTCGCCGCCAAGAATTACGAGGCAGTCTTTAGACCGCTCTTTTAATACGTTGATGATTATCCGTGATGCATTCGAGGGAGCTTCGACTTCGTAATTTCCAGCTTGTGTGTCTGCCGTGCTAGGGTTCGCAAGTAGTGCAACTTTGTTCTCTGCCGTGAGTACCGCAAATAGCCTGTAATCATTTGCACCGCCAACAACATTTTTTAGTACTAGTGTTTGCCCTGCACGAAAACTAACAATAGCAGAGAGATATTCTGAGGCGGAAGTGTCACGCTCAGGAGCAACAACTCCTGCTATTTTTGTCCCCGTCCTAATTGCGCCATCTTCAAGCTCAATAAAAGATAGGGTTCTTTCCCGCACGTTACTTTCAAATCCGTCCCACTCTTTTTCGCTCACCGAATAGTAAGGGTTGTATTTTGCATAAAAATACCCCCTGCTTTGCGCATCCTCAAACAAATCATAGTCGCCAACCCCAAAGCGCAAAGAGGCATCGCTTTTCAAGTCGCTCAAAGATAAGCCACTATTTAGGATGCTAGCAAACTGAGTAAATACACCCCAAATGATGGATATTTGAAAATCTGTTGCACTAGAGGACAAACACACCGCGCGGCCGTCTTTTATTAGCTCAACTCCGTTGCGGAAATATTGTGCCTTGTGTAGCTTGTAAGGAAACCTATCTGCACCCCCCTGCACAAGGTCTGAATGGTCAAAAATTCGCTGATTTAAGGCTGTTTTAGGCAGCTTTACACTCAGCGTCTTGTTACTCACTATCTTGCTCACATCTTGAAATAAATTGCTCTTAAATTCGAGCGTCACGCGTGTACTATTGTCAATATCGACAAGCTCGCCGTCTATAAAAAGTTGCTGATACATAAACTATAGTTTTTGCGTTGGTATTTCGCCCAAAATTAGGGTTATTGCAAAGTCCTGTAGGGGTGTCCTTGCTGCTTTTGTGTATGAGGTAGGCTGTATCGTCACACTGCGCCATATTGGCTCGTTATTAGCATTGTATCCGCAAAACATATCTACGATAGGCGAGGTTGTCACATCAAGCAAAAAAGCCCATGTATCCTCGTCTACAAGAGGCGCACATACTGGTAAAATATCTTGCCGTGTGTACATCTGCCTGCGCCCTGCTGCACCTTGATAGCCAAACGAAACATCATAATTTTGCATATTGTCGCGTAAAAACTCGCCTCCGTTGCTTACTTGATATTGTTGTGAGCCTTGCTTAAAAAGCCAATAGCAAACAAAACCGTGTCTATTTATCCACCGTAAATAGACACCCTCATCTGCATCGTCAGAGATATTAACATGCACGCGTTCATCTACCGCTCCCGTGCTATTTTGAAACGTGAGGCCGAAAGTCTTGTCAAAGGTTGCCTGACTAATTATGCCGCTCATATCTGATAGCGTAAAGTATTTTTGCGCTGTCAATGTAGGCAAGACTACATCATACACGCCCTCTCCGCCTATCTCTATAGTACGTGACGCCACCCCATCGTTAGAAAGTAGTACTGCGCCATCGCCTCGGCTGTACATGCTAACAGAAAATGGGAAGCCACGCCAGCACGTAAGCGTCCTCGATTTGTTGTAAGCCTCCCCTATAGATAATGCGCCCCAAACATAAAATACACTGAAATCAAATTCAGCCGCTTTACTTTTTTGCCGCTCATCCAATACGTATGCATCGACATGCATCTGCACAGACTTTCCGAGAGGACTACTCTCGCACTCTACAGAGTAGTCGACAAGCTCTGTGTATGAGGTATCAAACAGTGACTGAACAAACTCTCGCACATCACATCCGATACCTTTACTAAAAGCGTCAAATTCTACGCTAAGAGTTTTTTCACTGTCTGTGATAGATACTACCATAGACAAAAGGTTATCACCACTCAGGGCAATTAGGCAAGGATTAAAGCAAAAGCCTACCTCTTCGGGGTAATCAAGCCTAATATTATTTTTCGTTGCCGTTCTCATCTTATTTTGCCTCATTTATTTTTATCGATGTCATTGCCTGCGAAATCAGAAAAACAAGCCGCCCCTCTATCCGCTTTATTGTTAGGGGAATTTCGTTGCTATAAATATCTGCGCGGCCTCCTCTGCGAAATAGCCGTGTGCCTTTTTTATGTATACTTGTAGCTATCGCGGCGGCCATTGATAAGTCGGCTCGCTCCTGCGCGCTATACTTGTGCGGCTTGTTTGTTTTGTATGCATGCGGGCTAGCGTGAATGTTTTTACACATCATCCAGCGAAAAATGATATCTCTAAACCCTAGCGGCACCTTACCTCCTGCGCGACCTGTTTCCAGTACGCCAAAGTATCCGCGGCCAAATAGCGTTCCCTGCTCTTCGCTTGTCTCTACGTGCATCGACTTTATCGTGTCCCCGCTTGCGACTTGCCCCGCTTTAGTCATATTTGCAGCTATATTGCGCTGTAACTGCTCGAGTTCCTCCCGTACTATTTCTCGGGCGGCCTTGTGGTCAAAAATGATTGTTGCGTCCATATTTAACACATTCCTCCCTCTTTTAGTTGTAAATCAAAAAACACGCCCGTAACTATATCGGCAAATTTTTCGCAAATCACTTCGTATCTCACCTCCTCGCCTATAGGCTCAAAATAGCCGCTTTTGTTCAAGGCCTTGATAAACGCTATACCAACAGCTTTCATACGATTGTAAACCGTCGAATTATCGCCTGCATTGGCGTCACGTGGCACTTTATCAACAAATGCTATTGCAATGTTTTCAGTGTCGTATGTGCGCCCGTTCCTAAACTTAATATTGCCATTTACTGGTAAAATTGCGATTATCGCTGGTAAAGCTACACGACTTAAAGCCGTACTGGCGCCGTACCAATCCTCAAAAATATAGCTAAACTCGGGGAACTGATTAGCTGTTTCTCTGATTTTTTCTTCGGTATTCATCGTTGTACACCTCCTGTAACCTTTTGTTAAAAATATTCCTTTTGTTATCCATGTCCAAGCACTTCCAAATCCGCATCCACGGCACAGACAGAACTTCGTCGTGATCACTTATTTGCATTCGCTGGGCGTACCAATCTAGCATCCCGAAAAGGCCAAATTTAAGCGTTTTAATGCCCGCCATTTCCTCTTCTTGGCTAGGCTTTGCCTCTGATGACTTAAAGAGCCTGTTTATGCGCTCTATCTCTCCAGCAACCCACCCAACGAAGCGCACGACATCAACCGCACGCGCGCCCTCTACTTGCACCCGTGAGAGTTGAGGCAGCACAATACGGCATACTACAAAAAAGCTCTCATTGCTGTCACCTATAGTAGATAGCTCGATAATTTGCCCTATTGTGAGTTCGTCTAGGCTCCCGGGGGTCTCCTCGCCTGCTACAAACATAGGCCGCGAAAACTTTTGTAGGCGAAAGCCTGTGTAAGGCGCGACCCGTACCCAATGCCCGAAATTTGTATTTATTTCCATTGCTTTCATAGTTTGTTCACACTTGCACGAGCAGTACCTGTGTGTCGCACTGATAGCTTTGCTTGTGCTGCATACCTAATAGCGTCTATTGCGTGATTGAATTTATCAATCGGTTGATTTGTCGTGCGGCCGTCTCTATCTACTGCCCACTTGTATTTTTTTGCTTCGTTGATAGCCCCTACAGAGCGCCGCGTGAAGTGTATTTTGTACCGCCTCAAGATGTCTAACCCGTTTTTTATGCTCCCTGCCCCTTTCGTGCTAGGGACAATCCAAAAGCCCTCGTTTCTAATTTCGTGGATACTTTTTTCCTCGGCACAGTCTGCTACAATTAGGTGGCGACGGCCTATATTGCTCGCCCGCATCTTATCAACGATATTTGGGTCTCTGTGTCGCGGATCGAAATTTATTAGTCCCGTCTCATATATGTATTCATCAACCCAAATTTCCCCGTGTGCAAGCCTTATTTCCTCTAGCGCTGTAGGGTCGTTAGTGTAGCCGAAATCTAATCCATACAAGGGGGGTATTTTGCACTCCTCTAGGGGTGGGAGGTCGTCCACAATATCCCAATTCCTAAGGATAAGCCCCGTAATTTTGCCTGTAAGTCCTCGTGCGTAGACCTCCCACAGCTGCCTGTCGTTGATAGACTCAATTTTTTCATGCTCAGCTTCCGACAGAAACTTGTTACCCCGATGATCGCTGATGATTAGCTTGCAATCTGTTCGCCCTATTAGGTTGTCATGTACCCAAAAGCGCGCAGAGGGGTTGTAGTCGACAAAAACTTGTTTCCTTGTACGAATAGCAAGCTGCCAAAAAACTTCCCACGTGATACCGTTCACCTCATTTACAAAGAGATAGTCGCGCTTGCCGTTCTTCGCGTCCTGTGCATCTTTGTACGATTTAAACTCTAGTATTGAGCCATTTTTCCCCTTATAGTAATGTTCGGACTTATTTTCGGTGAACCAATTTAGCAGTGTCTCCGATTTCCCTAGTATCGTCGCAGTATCGCGCATTGCACCGACTTTTAGGTTAGGTAAATCCTGCCCTGCAATAGTGATGACCAAACGAGGAGACTCGACAGACAAGGCGATAAGCCGCTGCATCAAGCAATATGTCTTACCACTTGATGTGCCGCCTTGATTTACGAGGTAGCGTGCATTTGTGTCGCAGTTAGCCTCGTATAGCTCCTCATTTGTATCAAACAGTATCATCTTTTATTCCGTCTCTTGCTCTCACTTCCTCTTCGCTTGTCGCAGGTGCATAGCCTGTCCTTACGCAGCGTATTTCTATCTCGCCGCCAAAAGTTCCAGTTACGTCGACTTGCGTCTTGTATAGGCCTAGCAGCTTCCTACGCTCTGACTGCTGCTGACGTATTTCGGCTATATATCTTGGATCTCCAAGTCCAATAATATCCTGCGACTGTTCCTCAACGCTGAAAGTACGGATACCCTCGCCGCCGTTGTCCTCTTGCGCATCGCGTGCTGGCCTGCCTTTTCGCTTGCGTTGCTTTTTTGTGTAGTCCTCCTTTGATTTTTCCCACTGCTCCCACAACTCACGCTCAGCATCATCTATGCGGCTAAGCTCAAGTTGCAGAGCGTCATCTATATTTTCCAAACGGCTTTCGCGCCATTCCTTTAGTAGCGCTTGTACATCTCTGTGTACTGTCTGTGTCGAGTAGGTCGCTAAGTCGAGGCGGCACATAACCTCCGCGCGTATAGCGCGAATACTATAGCCGCGCTTGTAAAGTTGTGCTACGATTTCAAGGCGGGCCTCTTTTATTTTATTCTGCCTCGTGTGTTGTGATTTACTCATATCTTTTCAAGATAATTTTTATTTATGTGCGTCACGTGCCGCCTCTCTCGCCACTTGTGCCGCACCTTTTTTCTCGTGGCGCTCCTCACGTGGCACGCACTGCCCCTTGTACATTCCTGCACCTATATTGTCAATCTCAGAGAAAGGCATCACTGGCACTGTTAATTTACCCCTTGCTTTCGGGTCTAAAAAGTAGATATATCGCAGTTGGTAGCCGTCTACATATTTCGCACCGAGCTTTATCCACTCTGGCAGAGTACGGTGTCTAAACGGTATGCCTAGGAATTCACACTGTTTGCGAATGAGTGGCGAATTCGGGTGTGCAAAAATTGTTAAGGATGTAATTTTATCACCTGATGGAAACTCAATGATAGTTTTATTTTTGGTGACACCTGTAAGCACAAAGTTGCTTGCACGGTAAATAGTGCCGTCGCCACACTGACAGCCATCGGCAAAAGATACTACCCACTTTATGTGCGGTGCTTGCTTGCGTATCATGCGCAGCGTTTTCCCGATACAGTAGCTCTCGCTATTTCGTGGCAAATAATCATCAAAAGCCATTCTATTAAGCTCTATAAACTCATTCCATTTTGTCCCCTCGACAAGACCTATAAGCTTTTTTTTGATCATAGACGGCCCGTATTGTAAGACGCCATGAAGCTTACCGTCTAAAAACGCACCGAAGTGTAGTTGTGAGTTTTGCACAACCTTACCCGAATAATGATGTTTCTTTACAAAGTCATTCCCGATCCTTGCAGGAATCACCTTGATTATTATTTCTTTACATCTGCCCATTGCTTAACTATTGCGTATATTGCGTTGCCATTTTTGTTTGTATTCCCGAAAGTATCCTCATCGTCATATTGCGAGATATTTATTTGTGCGCGGATAAACTCCGCTTGCTCTGTAGTGAGTACAAAAGACATCACCTCTACGTTTCCTTTCTCCTCGGCAGGCAAGGAGAATTCATCTGTACATTCATCAAGGCTAATACCTACGTCTTCGTTATCCTGCCATACATCCGCCCCCCAATCGTCGAGGTCCTTGGCGTCCCACTCATTGGCAAGCATATCCATATCCCACGAGCCGAAGCTGACATTATCTTTGATGATAAACTCCCGTTGTTCGTCAGCAGAAAGGTTGGCCGCCCTAATGATCTCCACAAACGGAGATTTAAGCCATTCCCGCCACCAAGCAATGAGCAAACCACGCTCTGCGTCGGTCTTTTTCTTATAGTCACGGGTAGCGTCGAGTCGTGCTATGATGTCCTCCTCTGTCATTTCAGAGATTGCCACGAGCGCACGGTAACGCATATTGCCACCCAATACGGTCATTGTGTCATCAACGACAATGTGGCGTATGTCAAGCATCTTTGGCAGAACGAGGACGCTGTTTATCAGTTTCTCGAACTTTTCATTGCTGATAGCACGAGGGTTCGCCCCATTAACTTGTATTTGCGATAATTTTACGATCTCTGTTTTCATATGTTTTCTTTGTCTCCTACAAAAATACGAATAAACACTTATCACATAAGCACTTATTACTTAAAAAAAGACTTTATAGCCGTTTTTAGCAAATTTATTGTAGCTGTACGATACAGCTCTGACGGCGTCGTGCGAAACACGCGCCACCCCATAAGTGTTGCCGTGTTGTATTTTTCCACGTCACCGAGAAAACCCTGTGGCCGTGTGTGTCGCCCTTGTGTCCATACGCCGCCCTCTACTTCGAGGGCTATCTTGTACTCTGGTATTGCGTAGTCAAACCGCCACCGCCTCTCGGGGTGAAATTTGTACTCTTTTACACACTCAACCCCTAGGTCTGTCTTGCAGATAACTGTAAAAACATCCGTCGCCAACGCTTTATTAGCTGTCTGGCGGCTTTTCTTCGCTTTCCTTATAGTTTGCTTGCACATTTGTTTTAATACGCTTGCACGGGCCAAAACGTGCCAAGACAACAAAACGGGAGCAATAGCCCCCGAGTGCTGGCGTGCATTTCGCCCGCTTGTTTATGTTAAAAAGGCAGTCCATCGTCAGACGGCGCAAATGCGTCCTCTCCGAGCGTACCCCTCACATGCATTGTGGCTTGTTTTGCCTCTATTGCGTGCAAGCCGCCCAGGATAGGTATCGCGCTGCGCTCTTCCTCGGTCATCGTCTCGCGCTTGTCCTGCGGTATGTTTACTTTGATACAGTGCGTGTCTTTGAATCTTGCCTCTTGCATCTCTATTGCTGTCAAGCTTAAATAGCAGCCCCTTTCCCCAAGAAACACGCCGTCGCAATCATCAATGGGCAGTATTAAGCAGCGTTTTGTCGCCGCCTTGCCTTGCAGGTTTCTCACAAATGCCCCCTTAAGCCTTAGGAGGTCGATTTTTATACTATAATTTGCCATAACTAAAACTTATTAACTGTTTGACTTATATTTGTTTGCGTGTCCTTTTAGTACATTCTTTGCTTCATTAACCGCTTTTTCAGCATCGTCTACTGTCGCAAAGTAGTTCCCAACCAGCCAGCGCATATCATCTACTTCAAGGTTTGTCTCCCAAGCAAATTTTACGTTAAGGAATTCGTCAAAGTAGTAATATTTACCACAGAGGTCGGCTCTCCAGGGGCAGTTTTTATCGCATGTATCTTTTACTTTTGCTTTCATGATTCATTCTCCTATCTCCTCGTGGTACTTTCGCAATGTTTCCTTTACGCGCTCAGCAGCTTCTTTGGCTTGCTCTTGAGTACGAAAATAGTTGAAAACATTATAACGGATTCTATCAATATCATAATCTAATTCAATTGAATCTATAGTAGTAAAATTGGTATGTATATAATAATATTCTCCATCATTCTTTGCTCTCCACCTAATCTTCTCCACTCGTTTCTCTTCTGCATTCCACCGCAGGCCCAGCTCTTTCATCTTGTCGAAGAGGAGTTGCTTTTCTTCATCAGTGGCAAGACGCCATGTGTGAAGCTCATTCCATAAAGAATAAGAAGAATTGAACAATGTCCCATCTTGTTGGATATGCACGAAACTTCTTAAAATACGATTTTCGAAACAGTGAACATCTACGAGTAAGATTTCATTCTTATTGCTTACGATGACGTCTCCTCTCTTGAACTCTTTCTCTTCTTTCTCAATTGTCACGATTCCGTCCTTAACGATTGCCTTGCAACCATCAGGAATAGCGATTGTATCGCCGCATTGTAATTCTACTTTCATAGTTCTTTTATTTGTTTTTCTAATTCTTCTCTATCTTAATCTACTAATTCAAAACTATACGCTATCACCCATGGATTACTCTCCCACGTGCCAGAACCGCTGACTTTGTCGAAGAGATACCAAAATGCTAAACGTGCGCTTGGAAAGGCTACTGTAGGAGCATAGCCTATATTTTGGGAAACATAGAACAATTCATTGACGTAATGAAGTTGCCAAACGCCCTCACGCAGTATATCCTCATCAGAAATATCCTGCAAACGTTCCACCTTAATATCTGTAATTTTAATGTGGTGGGGCATCAAATCGGCTTTGACGAACATTTTATTTTTCCAACCAGCACAAATTTCATATACCTTTTTGCATTTTTCAGCAGCATCTTCTCTTGGAAAATGATAGTTGTGCCTTATAAAGTTTGCTATCTTTTCAGCATACACTACTTCGTAACTTTGTGCTATCGCAACTATATCACCGACTTTATAAGGCAGGTGCCTTGCCGTTTCCTCCCAATTACCAAGCGGTGTACCCTCTTTCAGTACTCGTCTTGTCATTGTCTTTCTCCCTTTCAGCACCGCCCGCGTGAGGCAATATTTGTCATTAAACATTATCTTCTTAGCCATGATTTTAATCTTTCCCTTATGTATGCAACAATCTCGTTTTCAGTCTCCAGGTAGGCGATTTTACCGTTTATTTGGTCTACCGTTGCAGTCACCGCTATATTCCACACTTTTATCATAAGTTTACGGGATGGATGCTTGTCTGCATACTCCGCACCTGCTTCAAATGCTTTTTCAATTGCTGCTTCAATTATAGGGCGCATATATAAGCTAGGGATATTCTTTTTACAATATTCCTGCGCTGCTTTATTGATTTCGTTTACTCTGTTCATAATATAAAATCTTCTTTACTAATACATCCAACCTCCTCCATTAACTCAATGGCTTTCTTAATATCAAGTTCACTTCCCTGATATTCAAGAATTATCTCGCATCCAGTACATATTGAGACATGAGGGGTTTCGCTTCCAAAACCACAGAAAACCAAGTGTCTCTCAATATTTTGTAAGGCAATAGAAAGTTCGCTTTCTTTACTTTCTGCTACGTTTACAAGTTTTCTTAAACACGTTCTCATTTTACTCCTTTTAACGTTTCTGGTTATCGTGAATATTTCCGACAACTTTAATGCGTTGCTCGTGTATTTCTTTTTTTGTTAGCTCGTGTATATCGAGCGCAAGTGGGGCAGCACCGTAGTCTATCATCTTAAAGGAGGCCTCCTCTTCACGATATTCAATGGTAAAAAATCTGTTGTCGTTTGTGGTAACGATGTCACCCTCGTAGATTTCTTTACCTTTGGCATCTTTTAGACCAGTGTATTGTCCGACAGTATTTGCATCTACCTGCATTTGCCACCCGTTGTCCCACATATAATATTCATCATATGGAGCTTCGGGAATTTGTATATTTCCGTACAGCCATTTACCATTTTGAATAGACTTTCCTCTAAATAATATTTCTCTTTTCATTTTACTTGCTGAATAAAAAATGATACAAAATAACTGCGGTCGCAACTCCCCATCCACTGAATGCTATTGCGTAGGCAATTCTTCTTGCTATAGAAAAATCACCTAATGCTTTAGCATAGTAATTTCTGAATTTAATCGCATCGCAAAACTTATTCTCAAAGGTTTCCGTGCAGGCATCAGACAATATCCTTTCTATTTTCCTGCGGCCTTTCTCTGTGATGATGGGTTTAAAATTGTTGTTCTTATACAAGCCGTTCTCGCACGAGAAAACATTGGTATAGAAAACTGTATCTCCGTTGTATTTATCTTGTAGTCCGACTCTAATATCAATTCGGAACACACCACGTTCTTGATAATATTTCTCTGCAAGTTCCTTTATTTCCTTATCGTTGAGCTTAGCCTTTTCAAATAGCTCATTGTATTCAGACTCTCTTAATTGATAAATTCTTTCTGCCATATTACTTTCCCGTTTATTTTATCTCAATATATCCTTGACCATGACATTGTGGGCATTTATCTTTACCAAATAAATATGCCATTCCAAATGTCATTATTCCAGCAGTATGATCATAAACTTTACCTTTTCCATTGCAGGTGGGGCATGTGATATAGTCTCCTCGTTTCATCGCTTATACATTAGTATTAGTAAATTTAAATTTATTTATCCTCGACAAACCACCCCTCTTGGAGTAGCTCAGCGCGGCTTTTTAGGTCTGTCATTTCAAACTTTATATTCTTCCCGCATCGCATACAATTTGTTTCTCTGACAACGTGGAATTTTTTATGCTTCTTTCCGTGCACACGCATCGCGTAAACCTCAACTATCGGCTTGTGACCAAAACATTTGCATTGCAAATCCTTAATTTTTTGTTTGATATTCATTTTCATAAAATAACTGCGCATCCGCCATCAATTATGACGCTGCTAATGCTACAATAATCACCTATGTCTCCATACTGATATCGTACCTCAATATCTCCGCATTCTTCATGCAGTTCTTGGAGCATTTTCTGTAATTCTAATATTGTCATATTTACTCTTCTACCGCCTTAAAAATTATCTCCTCGTTTAGCCCTAAAAGGTCTTGCGAAAAAGCCACACAGAAGGAGTTGCAGTACTGGTATTTGCCGTGTCCAAATGCGCACTTTTCGCACATCCTACCAGCTGTGGCAACGTATTTTTTACCGTTGATAATTATGCCGTTTTCTTTAGTCATTGCTGTGTTTTTACTAGTTGTTTGTAAGTCTACGGTCTTTCCCTTGCAACTCAAGATAGTTACACATTTCGCGCAATCGGCTGCACACCCTATCGCCGTACTTTTGCCGCAGCGCTTCGTGATGTAGCCCATAGTTGCTGCTTATTAGTGTGATCGACATATCCATATCTCCTCGATGCTCTAGCACCTGCCTCAGTGGCTGTAGGCGATTACCCATATAAAGCGTTTCGTTAGGCTCTGTACCTAAGTCTTGTATGCAAAGTACACCAGCCTTTTTGTAGGCTTGAGTGTCGCCGCTCGTGGCGTATTTGTCACAGATCTGATCCGCGCGTGCTGTCACCCAATATAGCCACCTCTTTTCCTCGCCAAAGTCAATGCGGATTTCAAACGCGCGCGCTATCATTTGTGCAATATCTAGAGCCCAACTCTTTCCGCGGCCAGTATTACCTGCTATATAAATGCCTGCGCGTAAATTCCCCGTAATAACTTTTTTTGTGTTAGGGTCTTGAGCCTGCATCGTGACATCACCGATTAACCACTTGGCAAGCTGCATATACACCCATTCGTTGTCTTTATCTATGACAAACTTTGTTGTCCTTGCTTCGCCAAATGCGCGCATTAAATCAAGGGTTTCTTCGGCTGTTACTTGATATTTGTACCTGCGAATCGTATTTATATACCCCTCCTCGCGCATCCTTTCTACTATTTTTTGCACGTTTACTGCCATAAGTCGTCAATATCTTTTTCGTTGTTTTTTATAGCTTTATTTTCGCCAGTATTGTCGTAGTTGCCCTCAAGCACTTTAACAAAATTGTTAGGCTTCATTAGCCAGTCAAATGTGGCAACCCAACCGCGATCGTTTTTCCCGTTTAGGAAGTCGCTTTCAGCCGCTTTATTTGCAACAATATTTAAAGCCTCTTCCCCGTTTTCTCTTGCACGTGCAAGGACTGCCGCTCTACGCGTGTTGCCGTTAATATGTTGTATCTGTTTTATAAGAGATTTTTTTGCAACTAACTGCGCATTAAAGTACAACAAAAAGCTATCTAAAAAGTCAAGCGGAGAGCCGTTAGGTACACCCGTATTTTCTTTCTTATCTTTTACTGTGTTTTCTTTGTTCGTACACGTTCGTGTACGTTCGTGTACGTTCGTTGATTCGCGTTTCTTTTGCTCACGTTCTATCGCAATTGTCTTGTTACGCTCGCATTTGTTAGCGTATTTTTCTGCGGCTTCATCTATCCGAGCGCGCACGCCTGCAAATACAACTGTTAGTACTCTATTCTCTGAGCTTATAGGCTTGCCCTCGTCAGCATACACGAGTAACGACTTAAAAAGTTCCCCCGCCTCCTCATTTGTTAAAAGCTCTATTTGCGGCCGGATTTTTACGCTTATAAGCATTCCCTTTGCCTTTTCGTCTTTCATACGCGGTCATCATTTTAGCACAAAGCGCCTCGCTCCTTGCGCCTCTTTACAGTACTGCTCATAGATACTTGGCGATGCCGCCTTAAAAGCGGCTTCATTGAATTTCCGTGTAGCTTTTGGCGCTTTCCACGTTGCAAGTACCTCGTCATTGCTACTAACTAGCATCTCAGCATCACCCATCGCAAGCTTTATGTCGGCCTCTAGTTGCTCTTTTTTTGCCTTTACCTCCTTGAGCTGCTCATTTACCTCCTTGAGCTGCACAACCTCCGCAAGCAGATCGTTATCGGCTTCTGCCGCCTTGCCTTGTGTGTGATATGGATATTTTAGTACTACATCCTCTACCCTGTAGGCAGGCGGCTCTACATCTGCTACTATGTGCTGCTGCCAAAAATCATTAACACGCGCAACGAGATACTCAAAAAAATCAGCGTCGAATTCTGTTTGCAACATCCCAAATTCGCGGTGCCCTAAGTATATCCAAGCTAAAGCCCCGTGCGAATACTCGCATATACCCAACTGATATTGTAGCTGGCAAAACCAATGCTCGGGAACGCTGTTCGCATCTATAGGCATCGCTGTTGTCTTGCACTCTAGTACGCCCTTATTTCGATCGTTTCGCTTTACACCTTGCCCCCAAAATAAGCGGTCGGGAGAGACACGCAGATAAGGCTTTTCTGTATTGTACACGGTAAAATCATCAACCGTATTTTTAATTATGTGTACGCCCGTTTCTATGGCGAAGCGCTTTGCTACTGCATCCTCCAGCAAGTGACCCATTAACATTGCCTCTGTCTCTTCCTTTTGTAGTGTCCTGCCCGTCTTTCGCAGCCAAAGCTGATAAGGCGTTTCAAAAGGATTTAGCCCTAAAATTGTCCCAACCTCACTCGCGCCGATGCCTAGCGTGCGATTTTGTAGCCACTCCTCGCGGGACTTATATTTAATTACTTTTTTCATGACGCTCTTATTTTTTAGTGAGGGCGTGTAAAGCATACACAGTACACGCCCGAATACACACTTTAGTTTGCCTTTGTGGCGCTTTTGTTAGTTGCTCGTGTAATTGCTTGCTCGGCTTTTTGTCGTGCTGTCTGTGCGGCCTTTTTCACTTTTTCCGATTCGCTTGCTTGTTGTGCTGGAATAACAAAAGCCTCTTCCTGCGTTGTTGCTCCCTCGTTGATGGCTTGCGCGAGGGCTCTTAGTGTGTACAGATGCTCTTTACTGATGGCCTCAACACAATCAACTTGCAAGTATTGTAAAATCTGCGCCTCTGTTATGCCCCTGCCGGCCCACCATGCGAGTGTCTGATGGCAGACTTTCGCCACATCCATTTCCGTATTAGCCATCATTGAGCGCACCTTTTTTATTACACAATTTGTCACAGCCTTAGGGACTACTGCAAGTACTGCGTTTCTGTATGCTATAGCACAAGCCGCATTGCCTGTTACTACCTGCATATCCTCTGAAAACGTGTACCCGTTTTTCGTTGTTATCCTACGTTTCACCTCTTTTGACACAGCAACGTTACTCTCTAGGTCATGACAAATGCCTTGCGCGGTAATCCATTTGCCGTCATTGCCAATGATGCGCGCCTGCACCCGTAGATTTCCCCAACACGCTGCAATAATTTCGGCCATGCGCACCGAAAGCCCTTCGATGTCGCTTTGTGTGCCATCTGCGCCCTTGCGGCTTAACTTATAAAAGCAATCAGCGGCTGTGTCGGCATCCATACACGCTAACTTCGCCATCTTTTCAAGGGCGCGCTCCTCGTCTCTCGGATATGCGTGAGCCGTTGAAATCTGCGTGTCAATTTCGCTTCTGTTGATAGCCTCAAGCATTGTTGGCTGGCTAATTGTTGTTACTTCTGTGTTCATAATCTTTTTTATTGTTGATTAAAAGTTTTACATTATGCCCTCTTTCCAGCTCATAAAGTTGTAATGAGAGCCAAAGACTTGCTCGCATTCGTCGCCGCAGCACTCTAAGTTGTCAGAGATTTCCCCCCACTTTGGCAATGAGGCCTCAATGACTGCACAAAGGTTTGGATATTTGGCGCTCTTATTTTTGTAGCTACATACCTCTACTATGTAGCCACTAGTAAAAGCGTAAATTTTTACAAGCCCGTCATTTGCATCCATTTCTAATGTAGCACTAGACTCCCCTTTGTTTATTGCTGTTTCTATATAGTCTTGCATATAGCTTCGGCAATCAGATAAAAATTCTTGTAGTTCAACCCCCATACCGTCAAAGGCTTTGTAAGTAAGAAAACATAAGAGCACGCGCTTGTCTTAACTCCTCCTCGTCGAACGTGCGCCGCTCTAGTACTGGCACATTGTCAAGACAGAGGCAAAGCTCCCCTCCAAATTCGCGCACTTGTAGCCTACGCTCTGTTTCGCGCAAAAGCATCATATTTCTACGCGCTTGTTTCTTTCGTTGTTGCCTCGAATAAAGCTCTTTCGCCTTTTCAAAAAGTTTTATAATCTTCGCCATAATTTTTTTATTTCAAACCCTGTGTAAAATTTTCGGTTATTAACCGTTCTATATCCTGCACGAATCATATTGGCGGCTCTATACCTCTCTAATGTACTTCTGTGTATCTGCAATAGCGCACACGCCTCTTTTACGCTGTATCTGCCTGCATCTGCACATTTTGGCTCTTCTGATGTCATCCGAATAAAAGTGTTACTACCCATATTTCTATAAAAGTGATCACCGTGAATAGGATGCTTAACAATACTGTTCGCCTCACTTCAAACTTTCCCACTTTCATAACCGCGATTTTTAGTTTTGTAGCATCCGTACCTTTTTAATATCTCATAAATCCCCTGTACCGTCATGTCGTACTTTTCGCTCAAAAATGTTATTACACGAAAAGGCCGCACCTCGTCAGTTAATAAATTCGAGTACTCCGCGCAAATTGATGCGTGCTTATTTGCGCGTCTCTGTTGTCGCTCGTTCATAAGCACTTTTTTTGCTTCTTTTTTGCTCTTGTTCATTTTATAATCTATTTTTGCAATTAGTTACACAAGTATTTTATAAACTTGTTGCAAAAATACACTATTAAATTGTTTCATACAAGCAAACAATTGTATTTATGTAAATATATAACATTATTTAACAATTATAAAACGATATGATGTTATGACAGGCGAAGAATTAAAGCTCTCTCTAGCCAAAAGCGGCAAGCAGTTAAAAGACCTCGCACAAATGGTCGGGATGTCACAACAAAATTTTTCGAACACCCTACGTGTCTCAGATGTAAAAAGCGGCTTTTTAGAGCGCCTTTGCGATGCGCTCAATGTTGACCTAGGCTATTTTTATCAAGACACAAAGTACTATCCCTGCGGACATACTACAATAGCAGCAGGGGAAAGAAGCATCGCCACACACTCTGGCACTGTTTCGGTCAACAGTGGCAGCCTTGGCGATCAAATAGGCACACAAAACAATTATGGCCTATCAGAAGAGCAAAAGAAAGATAGTATCTCGACCTTAACAGAAACCGTTGCCACTCTAACAAAGGAGCTAGACACCTCACAGCAACAGAAATCGCACCTTATAGAGATTGTAGCCACTTCGCAGCAGCAGATACTACAATTAACCGAACTTATCGACAGACTAACAAAATAAATATGATCAAGTTTTTATTATCTCTCGTTGTCTCACTTGTATGCTTAAGCGCATCGGCTCAAGCCTCTAAACCTGCTTTTTGCGATGTTGTAATATATGATGTAGGCATATTCAAAGAGGAATTAACAGTAATTGTAGACATAGGAACAAATAAGCGCGGCTACCTGATAAATGATGATGGCAGCGCAAAAGTATTTAACTCGCCTGTGGATGTGCTTAACTTTTTCGGAGAGCTAGGTTGGACAGTATCACAAACGTATTTCATACCCGAATTCGGGCAGAAAAGCAACGTTTTACACTTTCTTTTAATGAAACAGGTAGCTCGCAAAGAGGATGCTATTTTCGGCCTCAACATAAAAAACAACACTAATAAAAAGAAAGCCACAAAGAAAGCGTACGAAAGGAGCAAAGACGATGATATTTATTAAATCTGTATGGATACGTTAGAAAAAGATAAGGCAATAAGCGCAGATATCGTAAGGCGGTTTTTTATAGCCATCCGAGAGCTCATAGAAATGGGCGAGCTTCGAGGAATGCAAACATTTACACGGCTCTATAAAATAAACAGGCGAAACCTATATCAGCTAGAAAAAGAACCAGAGAGGAGTATTTTCCGTGTCTCTTGGCTCACCTATTTAGTTGAGGATTTCAACATTTCAGCGCAGTGGCTTTTAACAGGGCGAGGGGGGCATTTTATAGAGCAAAACAGGCAAAAAACAGAAAAAAAGTGCAAAAGGCAGGCAAGCAAAAACATACATCAACACAACTTACTGAATAACAACAAATTGCAAAACGAGTCACCACGCCTGGAAAGCGTGTAAACCCCTAAAGGGTTTCGTAGGTTCGAATCCTATCCTTTCCGCTTATTCATAGGCATTTCAGCGGCTTAATGTTTTATGCATTGAGCCGCTTTTTGCTTTATTTTGATGCAAAAGGCAGGCAAAAAACAGGCAAAAACAGAAAAAAAGTGCAAAAGGCAGGCAAGTAAAAATTAGTATTATGGCAACAGCAACGCTTTACCTCGACAAGAGAGCACAGAGGAAAGATTTAACATTTCCAATAAAAATAACTATCAGCCAAAAAAAAAGTACGGCAAGAATATCCCTAAATATTTATGTCCGCGAAGAGCAATGGAACGACGCGGCAAAAAAAGTTATTCAACACCCACACAAAGACAATCTCAACGCATACATACTACAAGAGTTGACAGCAATAAAAACAGCACTGCAACAACTACGGCAAGACGGCAAACTAAAAGGATTGACGGCAATACAGGCGCGGGACAAGATTCTCGAGTATTTGCACCCTACTGAGCAAGTCGCGGCAACCTTTGCGACTTGGTACAAAACATTTGCAACAAGGCATGAAAATGCGCGTACGCGCGATATCTATTTTGCAACATGGACACAAATAAAGCGCTACGACAAAAAGGCTGAACGGCTAGCTTTTGAGGATGTCACAAAAGGCTGGTTAGAGGGCTTTTTTACTTTTATGGCCGAGAGGTCGCCAAGCATCAACGCACGAAATATCCACTTAAGGAACATCCGCGCGGTTTTTAACGACGCCATCGACAACGAGATGACAAATAAATACCCTTTTCGCCGGCTAAAAATACGCCCTGTAGCAACAGCAAAAAGAAACCTAAAGCCGCAAGCGCTTAGGACCTTATTTAATGCGCAGGTCGAAGAGTGGCAGCAAAAGTACATAGATGTTTTCAAGCTATCATTTTTGCTCATCGGCATAAATATAGGAGATCTCCTAGACTTGCCAGCAGGAGCAGATAAGAGCGGTCGCATAATTTTTAACCGCAAAAAAACGCATCGCCTGTACTCTATTAAAGTCGAACCAGAGGCAAAAGAAATCATCGATAAGTATAGGGGCGCAACTTACCTGCTTAATGTCGCGGATGGATGCAGCAGTTACAGACACTTTGCGGCTAGATTAAACAACAACCTAAGAGCGATTGCGCCATCTGTTACAACCTATTGGGCGCGCCATTCGTGGGCGACAATTGCCGCCTCTCTTGACATTCCAGATGCTACAATATCTCTCGCTCTTGGCCACGCGGCAACGAACGCCACAACAAGTATCTATATAGAGAGAGACTTGCGGAAAGTAGACGAAGCAAACAGGCGCGTAATAGATCTTGTTTTATATGGTAAAAAATAGATTTTAGCGATAACAAAAAATCCAGCCAAAGAGTACTAAGGCTCTGAGGCTGGAAAAGTTTATAAAACTTTTTTCAACAACTCCGCAAAGTTACAAAATACTTGCAACTTTCGGAGTTGCTCTCCTTTTTATGGAGGTGTAAAATAAAAAAATCTTTCTTTGTTCATTTTGTTTGTTGTTGAATAGTTTTATTTGCACACTGTATCGCCAGTGCTTTGCGAGATGATCGGTACATCTACCCCCCGTCGCTTTCAAATACTTTTTTATTGAGGAGGTATTTCAAAGGTCGGCTCGAAAATCTGTACTCCTACTAATGCATTAAGCGCTTATATTATAAGCACATTGCGAAAGTAGTAAGATATTTTAATTCCACAAAACTTTTAGTAATTTATTTATCATAAATTTTATTTTTGTTTATCTCCACCTTTGCCCCCAGCTCTGCCGCGATATTGCACAGCACGTTTATTGAGATGTGCTGCTTGCCATTTTCGATGGCCGAAATATACGACCTCGCGCGGCCTATCTTTTTTGCAAGGTCTAACTGAGACATTCCAGCAGCTTTGCGCAGCTCACTAATATCGCGACCTATGCGCTCGCGCTCGTCCTGCTCGTCGGGTATGATAGTGTAAAAAGGCGTGATCATGCCAACTTGCGTGTAGGCCTGGTTATTTTTATCAACCCAAACCGCGCGACCGTAGCTGCAAGCAGGGTGATCGTAAGATGCTCTAACCTCTACCTCTATTTTTGTTACGTTGTTTATTAGTTTTGCCATGTCTAAAATGTTTGTGGGGCGGTGTTTGGCCGCCCCTTGTTGTTTTTAGAAGTCTATTACCGCGCTCTCTTCAATCTGAAAACTTGCATTTTCATAGCCTTTAGATTGAGCGTAATCTTCAAGTTCTGCCTTTGTAGCTTCGGCTTCTTTGCGTGTTTCAAAGGCGAAATTTTCTGGCTCAATATTTACCCAGCCATCGTTTTCAACGTCCTCGGGGGTCACTACATAGCCACTTTTATTACCAGCTGTCATACAGATATAGTAAACGGGGGCTAAATCTTCGGCTAAAGCAAATTTACAGCCGCCTGCTTGATAGATTGTGCGTGTGTAGTTGTCGTTGAGGTTGAGTTGGGCTTTTGCTTGTTCGTAGTCGTCGCCGTCTTCGGGGGTCAGTTCTGCAACCCCATGTTCTTCGATTTCTTTTAAGATTTCTTGTGCCAGCTCGTCGTACTCTACGCAGTAAGGGTCAGCGTTAAAAGTTGCTACGGCGTTGATGAGGTTCTCGCTTGTAAATTGATTTGTAGTTGTCATAATCGTAAATTTTTAGTAGTTTGTTATTTGTTTTATTTTTATAGTGCAAAGATAGGCACTTATTTTTATATGTCCAAATATTTAGACATTTATTTTATATGTTATAAAACATATTTTCAAAAAATCTCATATATACCTATATATAGGACTAAAAAAGAGCCGCGCGCATCTCTGCGGACGACTCTAAAACTAACTAAACTAAAAATATAAACTACAAAAATTACCTATATCTACGCCTAAGCCAAACAACGGCAACCGCCACAACGGCCAAAACAAGCCCTACAGCAGCACCGCGCCACATGTAGCGCACTTTGTCCCATCGGCTAATTTTACGCTCCACTGGATATGGCACGCCCACTGAATCAACGCGCACGGCTTGTACTGTATCAACGCGCCACCTGTCGCGCCACCTCAGTCGCTCAATGTACTTTACCCTATAGACAGTATCGCCTCTAACAAACTCGCGCAAAAAGATACTATCGCGCACACTGTCAAGCCGTGTCTCAAACTGCACAACTCGTAAGGTATCACGGCTCACACGCGGCACCTCGATATATCGCACAGACCTGCACGAGCAAAGCACACCGCACAGCGCAATTATCAAAATAATTGCCACAGCGCTCCACCATATCAACACTTGCGCCAAAATTACTTTTATCAAATCTTTATCAAAATCATCTCTCATTTATTGTCTCATTTATTGTATCTTTTTTGTATCACTCACCCCACAGCTGCGCCTCCCACGCGCGACGCTTTGCAAGGCCAGATAAAACTTTATCGCCCGAATGCACCCACTTTTTTATCTCAGCTTGTACACGCGCCACATCTGCACGCTGATTGACAAGCACGAGGAGCGTAGAGCCGCGGAATTTGGCCGCTCCAAGGTTAAAAACAAAGTCTGTCAGCGCATCGACTTGGCCTTGTGTCAAAGGCACTTTAACAAGTGATCTAACAACCGCGTGAGCCTCGTCAAGGTCCTTAATCAAAAGTTTTTCCGCCTCAGCATTAGTTATCGTCATTTTCGGAGGCGCACCGTAGTGGCCAAATCCTATCGTCCAGAGTTTCTCCGTACTGACAGGCTTATAAGAGGTCAATCTCAACCCCTCAAAAGCCTGCACCTTCAAAAACAATTTATCGCTATACTTTTTCATCGTCTGTTAAATTACTACTCTTTAGATAATCTTTCAAAAAAGGTATTTTATCCACCGCCTTAAGCGTCAGTACATAGTACACAAAGCCTGCTACACGATACATAGGAGTATTAGGTATCAGCATGATTTTCCAGTTTCTTACGATATTCGTGGAGTAAAACCATATCGCCACACCGCACAATGCTTTGACTACTCCTAGGGTCTCATCTCCTGCGTGTAAAAAATACCCAGTAATAAAAATTGCCGAAGTCATCACGAAAAATAGGGTACAATGATAAAAAAATACCATAGACTTCTTAAAGTCCCATTTTTCTCCGTGCTTCAGCCCTGCAACGAGGCCGAAGATGTAATTAACGCCAAACACGATCAGCATCGAAAACATAAAGTCTCGCATCGGGAAAAATAGGCTTAACATCCCGCTGATAATGCTGCAAATCACAAACTTAAACTGTTCTAAATAATTCATTTTTACAAGTATTTAAGAGTATTCTCTGTTTGTCACAGACGCCACGCTACTTAATAAATTTTGCTTCATAGCAGGAAAATAGGTTATTCGTTTTCAAAGCGGGTGGGAGCTACGACGGGGAAGAGTTTGGAATATATTGTGTAATTGGTTGAATCCTTTACTTGCATTTTCTCATAGCTGGCCGCCCAGCGAACGGAGAGAGCTATTTCTGAGGGGTCGGAGAAGGTTTGCCCTTTGTATCTGTAGAAGCTGATGACGCCGTCCACGCGCACCATGCGGTTGCGTACATCGCGCAGTTGCTGCTGCTGGCTTTTATAGCTATAGTTGCGCCATTCTGTCACTTCCGCGTATCCCACGAACACGAAGTCAAATTCGTCGAAAAAGTCCTCCACTCTGGGAGCTTTGCAGAGGATATTGCAGGCAAAACCCGCACCGTGGGCGTCGAGGATTTCGCGCAGGAGTGTGTCGAGCGGCTTGTCGGGGAAGTTGAGCGTAGGAATCGAGGAAGCGTCGGGCAGTGCCACGCGAGCCACGAGGCTGTTTTCATAGTTTTTCCCCACGAGCCAGGTTTTCTCCTCGCGCTCTTCGGTGGTAAACTTCAGTGCGCCGATTTCCTCCCACTTGAAGGCGCGCACGGTGCCCGAATTCTGATTCCACGAGA